TACATTCCTGGATCACTTCACGAAGGTATTTTTTACAAAACTTCTTCATAAACGCCACTTGCCAAGCACTGTTCATATTGATAATCGGTGGTTGGAATGTTGGATCCAAAATTTTACTCGCATGTGTGAGACGAACGTAATCGTATTCTAGTGCCAAAACCTTGTCGAGGGTAAGTTCGGCAATTTTATGTTGAACTTCAATGGTTCTCTTGACCATCGTATCTAGAAACTTTACGTATGAAATGTTCCTATCATTAGACTTTATCGTGGTCCAATCTCCATTAGGCTGGGTGGAAATGTAATCAACGTATGTATCATTTGTATTGGGTCGTTCATAGATAATTTCTATATAATTGACCTTAGAATCAACGTCATACACGGATGTCGCACTTTTGAGGAAGCAAGTCATGTGAAAATAAAGCAAATGTATTCTTTAAACACCTAAGTTGGGTATTTCCATGGTATAAAACCATGATCCAAAATCGAAATGTATTCTTCGATCGCCAACAACAGTTTCTCATATCTCCTGACACTGGATGAATTTCGTAAATCCTTATCTGATGAGTTACGACCTTCATGGATTAAAATTACCACGATAACGATGGTGTCGAGTTTTGTTCAGCATATTGATATCAAGAAACTTCGAAGCATTTTCGAGACTATTGGTTCTTACACGATGAAACGAACAGGTTCTGGTAATGAGGGAGGGTTTAATTGGAAATTGAAACCCACTACATTTTACAATCAAGTGACACTGACCTATCATGACAGTTACAGTACCAAGTCTGTAAAGGTGTTTCCCAATGGAAGCATTCAGGTTGCCGGATGCTGCGATCTCTTTGACTGTAAACGAGTCATCACCCAGCTTACGTATATTTTCAAGACGTTTCTCGATATCGATCACGATGTCCCAGAAGAGTCGTTTCGCATAGTGATGATAAACTCGAATTTCAGTTTAAACTACAACATCAATCTTCACGCAGTTTCGAACTGGTTCGAAGAATATGATGACATCTTCAAAGTATCTTTTGAACCAGATCGTTACTCCGCTGTCAAGATCAAGTTTAAGCCCGCAAATGATATGAAGGAGATTACTTGTAGTATCTTCAGTACCGGTAAAATTATCATCACTGGCGCAGAAACCCTGAAAGAAATCGCATTCGCATATAACATTATTAACCAACACATCAATGAAAATCCAACAATCCGTGTATCCCGAACACAGGAAACGGATGTATTTGATATTTATCTCGGATACAAATGTGATCCTTTCGTGGAACTTCTAAAGAAAAAGGGATTCAAATCATGGGTTCACACAATTAACAACCGACAAATTAATTTCTAGATTTATAGTACAATATGTCTCAGCGACTTGGAATGGCCGATGGTCGATGCTTTACAGTGAACTCTTCAGCCCAGTTGTTCAACAACTATGTCATGAAGCAGAACAATATTACTTTTGAGGATAACTATTCTTACCGCCAGCTTCTCCAGAAGTCCGGTCCCGAACTCTTCAACAAGGTGCAGGTAGATAACCAGGGTGTGGGCCCTTGCGTAGACTGTAATAAACCACTCTTAGATACATCCAAAATTTATTGAGCTAAATCCTGAAATTTACTTTATATACCCTACTGTAGAATGTCCACATGCTCTATATGCCTCAGTGAAGTCAAATCGACGAGAACAAATCCGCCGATTCGATGTGGGCATATATTTCATTCACACTGTCTACAGATGTGGAAAGATCGAGGTAAGAACACGTGTCCCACTTGTAGAAAAGTATTTGACGGTTCTCAATTTAGTATCGTAGTCACGATTCAAAACAATCACACAGCAGCTGCAAACTCTGTGTCATTGAACGAAGATTCCTTATTCGATGTATTGGACATGTTCAATATTAATTTTGACGTGGAAAACCAACCCGACCTAGAGAGTATTCTTGCCGACTTTGGGGTGGGTCTTGCCGACTTTGATTCCTCTATTTTTGACACAGAATGATCCACAGTACAGACTGTAATTCAGAGAAGAGTAATCCCTCGAACTTTCACGTGGATCCTTGATCATTTTACCACGGGCGTCCGTCAGGAGAGGACCCGTAGCCCAACCACGTTTATGACTGAATACATTTGCTTTGAATATGATACGCTTCCCAACCTTGAAACTTCCCGCTCTTTTTATTCGGGAGATGGGAACTCGGAAGAACTCCGCTACTGAGCGAATAGTATCACCCTCTTTGATTTTATATTCGATGACACCATGTTGCTTATAGAAATGGAAATCTCCCTGACGAATATAATTTGTAGGTCTTCCAGGTGATACAAACATCATAACTTTGTAATACCCCTTTTTACACTTTTCGTTCGCACGGGCTTTATAGACCTTTTTTGGGTTATCAGAAACAACGCGGTCCGCTAAGCCCTTACACGATGTGTAATTATGATTCACATTAGAAAGCCCTGATCGATCCCCTGGAATAGATTTCTGCCACCTATACGCTTCGTAGTCACCCACGGCGTAGGCGTAACAATTATTACTACCGATACCTTTCCCAGTAGACCATCTCCGATCTGTAAATTTTGGTTCGGAACCACTCAGGGGTAAGCCCTTCATCTTATTATTCAAATAGAAAAAAATGTGTGTATGTAATAAATGATTAGGGATATTGCCAAGTCTGAAAATCGCACGGATATGATTAGGGAGTTGCTACTTTACACACTAGCTCTTTTAATTACCACTTTCCTGATCCGCATTCTCTGGAATCGATCCCTTGTGAAGCATATAACTGTTCTCAAACCCATTAACACTCTCTCCGACGCTTTCATCCTCTCCATCGCTCTCAGTGTAGTACGAGGTCTTTAAAATTCAGTGTATCCGATACTTATCTCACCATCGGGATGAATGATATAAGGAAATCCAGTGATATTGTCACACGATTCTTCATTACAATTGATAAAGACGTAATACCTCTTCGTATTGTTTAAATATTCCAGCTGCTTACGAGTCCATTTACACGTCATGGTCCCGTAAACAGTCCATTTTTTAACCCCTGTTTGAGTGTGTGTGAAAACCTTTTTTTCACCCGTCTGACAAAGAATGTATATGCTTGCGATGATGAGTAGTACAATCAATAACATTTTATTGTAAGTAAATATTAAAATGTCATCGACTGTATTCACTATCGGAAATAAGAACGTCACACTCAAATACACCAGGAAAATGCCCCGTGGTGAAGTTGAACGGATGAAATCATTCGTCACCAAGAATGGTGAGAAACTCGTCAAGACTCCAAAGTTTAAGGTACTCTCCCAGGTTGACGAGGGTATGAAGAGGGTTTTTAAGGTCGTACTCTGACGATGCCAGGGCGTTTTTTGGGTTTCATTTTACCCGCTTTTAGAATAGCTACTGCCCTCCCTTTAGCAGCCTCTTTGTTTACGGGAGATTGGTACGTCTTTGTAGGTGGTACAACGACGACCACGGGTTTTTGGGGCTTGGGTAAAGGAACTGACACCTTCTCACCACTGAAGAAGGGTTTGGAGAGAACATCCTCAAAGCTAAGCTCAACAGACTTATTTCCTCTCAGTCGGTAGTTCTTGACAACATTCGATTTACTCACCAGATATTTTGCGGGTAACAGGTTTTCGATGAACGTTTTCACCACGCGTTCATTACGTGTCCGTGGTTTGCTAAATATGCTGTGTATGGAGTTCAAGAAATAATGTAAATCATAGTGTTTGTCCGACTTTCTCGAGATGCCGATGTTCTTGTAATTGTTCGCATTGATGAGAGGATTCTTAATTCGTGGGAACACGGCAAATCCAAAATCAATAATGACAGCTTCAAAACCCGCATTAGAAATCGTATACGTCTTACCATTCAAGTTAATTTTTATGTCTTTCACGGGAACTGGACGCACCAATATGTTCCTCGCGTGAAGGTCATGATGACGGAATCCCGGATACTTCTTTTGGATACGGTAAAGATTATAGATGACTTGTAACATAACGGATTTTATAGCAGGTAGAGTGGGTCCCATAACCATCCAATCAGCCAACTCCTTACCTTTCACGTATTCGGAATAGAGAATATCCTTCTTGTCACATGTCTTGTAGAGGTACATTTTGGGAACCCCAAAACCTTCCAATTTTTTCGCGATAGTAAATTCCATCTTTGGATTCATTTCCTCGAGGGCTTTTTTAAATCCCGCCAACGGAAGATTGTTGGTCTTTTCACTCAGAGAAGGTGTTCTGATTTCCTTGTAGACGATATACTTCTCACACCCATCATCGATACATCCACGGTACACTTTACCGTACTGACCTTCACCGATTTTCACAGCACCTTTGGTCATGGTTCCATTCTTCTTTTTCAACCAGAGATGTGACGCGGGGGTACAAGCCTTCTCACCCCTGAGGAGTTTCCTGACCTGAGCGTTCATATTACTATTACAATACATATTTTTGGAGTTTTCCTATATACTCCCAGTATTGATCCTCTGTGATTGTACCGTATTTTTTGAGACGCATGTAATGTTTCACGACGAGTTTAATGTTTGATCTCACCCACCTGATAGTCTCCCGATTGAGTTTTTGACTTCTATGAATATTCAAACATTCACCTTCATGAATAACTGAGTAACACGCACTACACCCTTTGTTAAATGTCCGCATGTCCCGACTCGCGCACATGTCATCGAGGTCACATGGTCCATTTTCAAACCATCCAACAATCCCGGGACCAAAATCTATATATTTAGCATCTTCGTGCTTCAAGTTCATCGAAACATCTTTTGTTATGGTTCTCGGGATACACGTATCACACTTGAATACGTCAATTTTTACATGACCATCGAGATTTAAATTACTCATTATACTATTCGTAAGAAGATTGTTTCATCTTACGAATAGGGAAAATAAATCAAGTCTTTTAGACTTGGGAATCGGAACTTACTGATCATCAACTTCCTCCTCAATCTCATCCTCCTCTTCGACATCGACATCATCCTCGGGGAGGTCTACCCCCTGGAAGGCAAAAGAGGGAAGCTTGGCAGACTGCTCGAGAAGAGTCTGCTGAAGGCGGATCGTCACACCGAACTTGTTATCGATGAACCAGATCTGGTTGAGGTCAACGATGGCCATACACTTCTGCCCCTTCTCGACTGTATCGAGGGAGACAGGCTGCTTCTGCATCGAGTACGCCTCGGGGACGAATGTACCATCGGGCTTGGTGAGGATCTTGAGCTTGATGGTGGCAGGGTACTGTTCCTTACCAGGACGAACCATGGGCTTGTAGAGCGCCTCCTTGAGTACAGCGACATTGAAGTCCTTACCGAGCCACTCCTTGGAGTTGGCGGCGACAGTGTTCACGATGATGTCATCGAGTTCCTTGAGCTTGTCATGGAGCTCCATCGCTTCGGTGTTGTCTGGGTCAAAAGAAAGATCGAGAGAGTAGGAAGTGCGTCCAGTACCCTCATCGGTAAAGGCGCTGAGACCATAAGGCGAGCGCATGAAGGGGAACTGAATGTAAAGTTTTTTGTTGTCACCAGCGTTGAGATAGACAGCCTTGCCGCCATTCTTGTTCTTACGAAGTTTCGAAAACTGCACAGAGGCAGGGGAGAAGTCGGAGGAGCGTTGGATAGTGAGGGACATTGTACTTGGTTATATCTATACAAGGTGGCTCGACTTTAAGTAGTTTTTTTTTGTTAATTTATAGTAACTACTTAATATGGGGTTATTTAAAGATTGTGGCTGCGGCTGTAACGGTAAAAAACAGCAGGATAAATTTGTCATCTCCATCATCTCCGCTCTCACGTTTTTCGTGATTGCCAACCCCGAGACGTTCCGTCTCGTCAGACGATTCCTGGGTTCTAGGATCGCTACCCCTACAGGGTGCCCCTCCACTTTGGGTCTCATTATCCACTCTGTCGTATTCATGTTCGTCGTATGGGGTATGATGAACATCAAGAAGGAAGAGTCGCCGTGCGCGAAGAAGAGGAGGGAAGCGAAGAGGGGTTCCAGGACTATCATCGAGGCGCCACCCGCGATGGTCGACGTGGATGTTCCCCGACCCAACTTCTCGGAACCTCAGGTGATGACGGGTGATAGCGGTCTCCAGCTGGAACCCCAGGGTATCGAGTCTGCGGGTACCTTGTTCAATTAGTTTTAAAAATCTTCATCAAAACCAATCTCATCTGATGTATCATCCATTTTCCCATAATCACCTACTCGTTTTTCGAAAAAGTTGGTCTTCCCATCCAGACTAATGTTCTCCATGAAATCAAAAGGGTTCTTTGAACCCCAAATTGGAGGCTGACCTATCTGTTTGAGAAGACGATCAGAGACGTACTCGATGTATTCAGACATTTTTTCAGAGTTCATACCGATCAAGTTACATGGGAGTGCGTCAAGAATAAAGTTCTTTTCAATTTCAACCGCCTCTTTCACGATCGAGTGGATAACTTCGGTCGACGGTTTGTTGCGAAGCAACTTGAACAACTCAACCGCAAACTCCTGGTGAAGTCCCTCGTCCCGGGAGATGAGTTCGTTACTGAAACAGAGACCGGGCATGAGTCCTCTTTTCTTTAGCCAATAGATGGCACAAAAACTTCCAGAAAAGAAGATTCCTTCGACACACGCAAAGGCAAAGAGGCGTTCTGCGAAAGTCTTGGACTTGGTATCGAACCATTTAAGGGCCCAATTAGCCTTTTTCTCTATACAGGGTACAGTTTGAATTGCTTCAAAAAGTTGTTTCTTTTCCGCACCGTCTTTGATGTATTTGTCAATCAACTTGGAGTAGGTCTCACCATGAACCATTTCATTATGAGACTGATAGGCATAGAACGACCGTGCTTCGGAGATTTGTACCTCATCAGCAAAGTTGTTGTTGATATTTTCAAAAACAATTCCGTCGGATCCGGCAAAAAACGCCAGGATATACTTTATGAATTTCTGTTCATTATCGTTGAGTGTTTTCCAGTCGTCCATATCCTTAGACAAATCTACCTCCTCGGCAGTCCAATTGGACATTTGAGCCTTCTTATAGAGTTCCCAGAGTTCGGGGTACTTCAGGGGGAAGACGGTAAATCTGTTTAGGGTAGGGGCGAGAATTGGTTCGTATTCATCTTCTATGTATTCTTGAAATTCAAAGTAGTCTCCGACATGACGTCCATCAATAGTTATTTGAGGGTAGGTTGCCGCCCCTGGACCACAAGCTTTCTTGAGTTCTTCTTTGTCCACCATGATTTTTTCGTATTCGAGACCCTCCGATTCACATAGGGTGACTGCGTGGTCGCAATACTGACATCCTTCCTTCGAATAAATACTAACTTTCATCTGTGATATTATCCCTGAATTTATTTTGAGCGAAAACTCTAAGCATGATTGTGCCCTCAGAAATAAACCAAGACGATATAGTCAAAGTATTAGTAAACGAAGACGGTGTAGAAGACGAAATGTACGGCATTGTCGCAATGAACACTGGTAACACCCTCGGCCTGAGATATCTCAACCCCACTGAACTTTTTTACAAGAGTGCATGTGTATACGAACTTGAGACCGAGACATATTCACCCGCACCATTCGAAAGTGTGATGGAACACTACCCAAGTGGAACAACGTTTATGGATTTGGAGATGAAATCCCTCGGAGAGAACAGATTTGTCATGTACAGTGAAATCGATGTCGAAGATAGCGACAGTGACTTGTACGACGAAGGTGCCGATGACGAATCTGACCTCGAGGGGTTTGTCGTCTCTGATAGCGAAATTGTGGGACAAGATATTCCATTACCCCCGGGGCATGAAGCCATCGATAAAGAATGGAATGAATGGGAGCCAAAAACTTCAGGTGGAAAGAGTTTCAAAGAAACTATTGATCTCATAGAAACTCGTGTCAGGCGCCTAAGTGACCCTGCGTGATTTATTTCTTAAAAAAAGCGTCAGTACTTCTACCAAGATGCTGGCTGCTATATGGTCTGACATAGACTGTTTATTACAAAATACACGTGAAAATGAAGAAAAGCCGGTAAATATAAATTTTTGTCATGAGTGCTCGGGGGTAAAGGTGTATTCCCGTGAAGGGTTACCCACGTGTTCAGAGTGTGGTCTCGTCGAAGATCGTTTTATCGATGAGAGTGCGGAATGGACAAGTGGCGTCTCTGATGATGGAAAGATAAATGATCCCTCTCGATGCGGGAACCCAAACGCAAACCCTGAACTCTTTTCTCAAAACTGGGGAAAGGGGACGGTGATTTCTACACAACGATCCTCAACTTACGAAAATAAACGCATGGCTAAAATCAATTTTCACATGTCTATGAATCATAGAGATCGTTCACTGTTTCATGCGTACAAGGATATTGATGAAGCGTGTCACACACTTCCGGACACGGTACTGAAAGATGCGAAAATGATGTATCGAAAATTCAATGAAGGAAAACTTACCCGGGGTGCGGTGAGGTTGGGCATCAAGGCGAACTGCGTTTTGTATGCGTGTCGTCTCGCAAAAGTGTCTAGAACGACCAAAGAAATTTCGGATATGTTTGGAATTCAATCAAAAGATATTAGTAGGACTACACAAATGTTTCAAGAGATTATAATGGGTGTGACGAAAAAGAATTATGTGACCAAGGCATTCGATGTAATGAACAGATTGTTAAACGCATTTGATGTGACCCGAGAAGAGCGCTTGAAATGTATCAACATGTGTAACAATATGGAAGACTGTGTCGAACTCATGAGTAAAACACCGAATAGTGTGGCCTCGTCCATCATTTACATGGTCATGAAAGGGAAAGTATCTAAATCTGAAATGTGCGAAAAATGTTCGGTATCGATACCGACCTTGAATAAAATTGAAACTATTATAAAAAAACACTTAGAGGCTAAAGGTCAATTGTAATAAATGACGAAGTTGTTTGTATCTACACCGTGTTATGGTGGTCTATGTCTCGAGAAATATATGTCTAGTATGATCAAACTTCAACTTCTCCTCATAAAGGAAGGAATCCAGATGTACCTTGATACTACCGAAAACGAATCACTCGTTCACCGAGCCCGGAATGTATCCGTCGGTCGTTTCATACAGAAGACGGATTGTGATTATTTTATGTTTATAGATGCCGATGTTCACTTCGATCCCGCAGCTGTCGTCCGTCTCGTGAAGTCTGGTCATGATCTATCAGTTGCGTGTTATCCTAAAAAGGTTGTCATGTGGGATCAAGCAGCCGACGCCGTAAAGAATGGTGATGAGCGTGATATGTCCATGCTCTCGTCGAGTCTCGTTATCAATTTCGGAGCGAACAACCGCCCCGTTCAGAATGGATTTATCGAGATTCTAGACGGACCAACTGGTTTCATGATGATTAAACGATCTGTTTTTAAAACACTCGAAGAGAAGTTTCCGGAACTATGGTGTAAGAACGACCATCAGAATCGAGACTTTGATGACTACCATGCCTGCTTTGATTGTATGATTGACCCCAAGAATCATAGGTACCTCTCAGAGGATTATGCCTTTTGTCGGAGATGGCAACAAACGGGTGGTAAAATTTACGCAGATGTGAATACGACCCTAGGTCATGTTGGGAATTTACCATTTAGTGGCTGTCTTAACGACAGGCTTAAGGCTTAGAATATATGGTTACACATGAATCTTGTTACAATTATAACTACTCGATCAAAATCCTGTTCAGTAAAGACGCTACATGCTATTCTTCGACTTAATGTGAGATGCCTCCAACGTAAAATTAATAACGAAGTTTGCTATGTAACAGATGACCCATACGAAAAGGCGGAAGTTATTCAGAAGTATATGAAAACACATGACCGCATAGTATTCATAGATTTTGGAATTGGTATGGATGATGCGTCACTCGATCAGATTTTCGAACCACATGATACTATTGGATGTCTTGTATTTCCCGGGGTGAAGGAGGGGGTTGATTGGGACATGTTCAAGACGAAGATTCGGTCAGGATCAAAAGAGCCGACATCTCAGATGGGCCTTCACTTTGATACAGAAGTCGGTAAGAAGATTTCTGACAATATCTATAACGTCCTGCGCACTGAAGCGAGAGTGTGGATGATGAATACTAAGAATGTACTAAAGATCATCAAGGATAAGAAGACTGGAAACTGTAAGATTCACCCCAAAATGTTCGAACAATTTTCGGAACGGGGTGTTCGTACATATGCGTTTACGGCATCTAAGTTGACGGCGACATATACACACGAATGTGTCAGTAACATTCTAAACGCCGCGGGTGTAAAAGTAAATTAAAGTTTTTGACACACAATAAAACATGTCTATAAAGTCGGACTCCCCACTTTACAAATATGTCGTGAATTTTATCCATACTACGTGGGGTAGTAAAGACTATTTCCCTGGACCCCAGCCAATCTCGATTGAGTACAAACACTTCCCTATCCTGAAAAAAGGAAATTACACTGTATGTGAAAAGACGGATGGTGAAAGACATATGATGGTTGCCCTAATGTTTGAAGGAAAGAGGAAGTGTTTATTCGTGAATCGGGCATTCAACATGTTCGAAGTGGCTCTCAACCTCAAAAAAGACGTGTACGCTGGGACAATCCTGGATGGTGAACTCTACGAGAATACACTCATGGTGTATGACGCTGTGCTCGTGTGTGGAAAGTCTGTATGGAACGCAAACTTACTCGACCGACTCGGCTATGCCAAATTTAATGTCGTTCAGCCAGTTATTTACATGAAAATGGATAAATACCGTCTTCAATTGAAAGAGTTTCATCACATGAGAGATTTTAGGCAATTCATGGATGAGTACCTCCCATCAGTAAAACAAGAGGTTGACGGACTTGTTTTTACACCGATCGACGAACCCATTCGTATAGGAACACACGAAACGATGTTCAAGTGGAAACCCCAGATGAAGAACACGGTTGATTTCTTGATGAAACGTGAACCCACGAGGGAAACGCCTGGATATAAACCTGGACCACCCACGTGGAGGTTGTATATCCAAGAGAAGGGGAAATTGTTTTTCGAATCTGAAATCCCACCGGGTAAGATGGAAGATCAGTCATGGTTCGAAGAGGGTGCGATCGTCGAGTGTATGTACATGGGGTGGGAAGAACCGATGTGGTGGAAACCATTGAAGAGGCGGTATGATAAAACATACCCCAACAATCGACGAACATTTTATCGAACGATCGTTAACATTAAGGAGAACATTCAGATGAAGGAGTTTTTAGACTGTAAACCATGAAGTAATACCCAGCTTCTTCGGGTAGAGTGTGTTCTGTTATAGATTCATCATTTAATAAAAACCATGTATTTTTACGTTTACCAAACGCCACATAGTGACCATCGTCTTGGTCGCCTACATGAACCGCACTAGAAATTAAGGTATACTCGTATTTGTCGATGAGGATATTTTCTATAATTTTTACATTACTCTTCGCGTCGAAAGAAATCATGAGAATTTGTGGCATTTTCGAAAATACCATACGGGTCGTTGCGATAGCGTGTACCTTACCATCGGTATCTTCAAAGTTTTCTAATGTGTTCCAATCCGTGCTCT